ATTCCTAGCATGATCGTGCCGACGTTGACCAGGCATGACCTGTTGACGCAAATGTTGAAGAGTATCGACTACCCGGTTGGGTTGCTCATCATTATCAACAACAACCCGAACGCTAACTTTGAGGGCACTGATTCGATACCGGATTGTGTAGCGGATTATCGGGTGTTGAATATGCCGTCGAATCTTGGGTGTGCTGCCTCGTGGAATCTTGGTATCAAACTGCAACCTTTCAGCTCTTGGTGGTTGGTTGCGAGTGATGATGTGGTGTTTGAGCCTGGTGCGTTGGAGAAGTTTGCGCGCGAGTGTTCGCCGGATCGTTTGACGATTAGTGATGAGTGGCCTCACTATCAGTTCTTTGGTGTTGGTGAGAATGTGGTGCACAAGGTGGGGCTGTTCGATGAGAATCTTTACCCCGCGAATTTTGAGGACGACGACTATCAGCGACGGTGTGAGGTTGCCAACGTGAATATCCACCGGGCGAGCGCGCCACACTTTCATGTGAAGCAGGGAACGGTGCATGATCCTGAGTGGGTTGAACATAACGCGCGCACCTATGGTTTGAACGAAACGTATTTCGTGCGAAAGATTGACCGCGACGACGTTTCGGCGGGTGAGTGGTCTTTGAAGATTCGACGTGCAAACGATTGGGGCAACTGACGGCGCACCTGTTTTCGGGGTGTGACGCGGTAAACTAGAAGCATGGCCATTGTCAACGGATATTGCACGCTTGCTGATTTGAAGGCGGCGTTGCGCGTTCAGGATTCCATCGACGATTCGTTGCTTGAGTTGGCCATTGAGTCGGCTAGCCGTGAGATTGACGGCTACTGCGAGCGAGTGTTTTACAGCACGTCGGCCACGAGGGTTTATGCGCCGACAAACATTTACACAGTGACCACTGACGACATCATTTCTGTGACGACTCTAAAAAGTTCCAGTGACGGTGTGACGTATGACATCACCTGGCAGACAAGCGATTATCAGCTTGAGCCGTTGAACGGTGTCGCCGGTGGACTTGTTACGCCCTATACGAGGATTCGAGCCACGGGAAACTACTTGATGCCGACGTTCTCGGTTGGGACGTTTTACGAACTCGAGGCGTTGATTCAGGTTGTGGGCGTGTTTGGTTGGTCTGCGATTCCGGCGGCTATTCGTCAGGCGACGGTGATTCTTGCGATGCGTTTGTTCAAGCGTTTGGATTCGCCTATGGGTGTGATCAGCAATGACCTTGGTTCGATGCGTGTGGGCCGTGTTGATCCGGACGTGGAGGCGTTGCTTTCGCCGTTCCGTAAGGTGAGTGCGGGATAGTGGCTATTGCTGAGATTCGTGCTGGGTTGGCTGCGAACATATCGAGTATCCCGAACCTCCGCGTGAGTGCCGAAATTCCCGACAACCCGAGTCCACCTATCGCGGTCATTAGCCTCAATAGCATCACCTATGATTTGGACTTCAACCGGGGCATGACGGTCTATAACTTTACGGTGACACTGATTGTTGGTCGGGTGGCTGAACGGGACGCACAGCGCAAACTGGACGCTTATGCGGGTAACGGTGAGCGTTCGATTAAGACGGCGGTGCAGTCGGATCGCACCCTTGGAGGCGCGGCTTTCGACTGTAGGCTCTCAGAGATGAGTACCCTCGGCGGTGTTACAATTAACGAGACAACTTATGTTGCCGCCGACTTTGCAGTTCAGGTCTACGCAGAATAAAAATGGAGAAACAAAATGGCTAAGTTCGTTCTTACAGATGTCAAGACGACAATCAACGGTGTCAACTTTTCTGACCACCTTGCATCGGTGACGCTGGACATTTCAGCTGACGAGGTGGAGACGACTGCGTTTGGTTCGTCTTTCCGCACTCGTATCGGCGGTCTCAAAGATGGAAGCATCACGCTTTCTTTCCACAACGATTTCGGCACGTCCGGTTCTGACGCTGTTGACTCGACTATCTGGACTAACTTCGGTTCAAACGCCACCGTTGTTGTTGTTCCCACTTCGGGCAGTGTGACGGCTTCTAACCCGTCTTACACGGGTGTGTTCCTGGTGTCACAGGTTGCGCCGATAAGTGGATCCGTTGGTGACCTTGCCACACGCGACGTAACATGGCCTGTTGCTGGCACTGCTGGTATCACGCGAGGCACTGCGTAACCATGAATCCAATTAACCTACTCATCAAGTTTGTTGATGGTTCAAGCCGTGAAGTGACGGCTATCGTGTCGGATCTCATGAAGTTTGAGGACAAGTTCGACAAGAGCGTTGCAGACTTCGCTAAGGGTGTGCGTTTGTCGTGGATGGTGTTTATCGCCTGGACGGCTGAGACGCGCACGAAGGCCACAAGCCTCGAGTTCGACGCATACGCCGACACCATTTCAGCGGTGGAAGTTCCAGACCAAAAAAAATAAAGGGGCTGGGGGCAACCTCAGTCCATTGGAATCTTGCGGTGATCGCGTGCGAAACCGGAATCAGTCCGCGCGAACTGGTCAGACTGTCGCCCAGGATGCTTTGGACAATGGAGAAGTATCTAGCGGCTAAGCATCGGCCTCGCTCCTAGGCGGTAAACTTAGGTAGGGAGTCTTTGATGATCAAGTTTGACTATGAAGCTGAGGGTGTGCGTGAAATGGTTGCGCGCCTCAAAGACATTGACCCTAAGCTCGTTTCGGCCTTTCGCAAAGAGCTGAAGGGCACTGCCCAAGATATGTCGAGCACTATCAAGTCTCGCATTTCGGTCACTCCCCCATTGTCTGGCATGGGCGGTTACACGCCTTACGCGTTGAAGTGGGAGGGGGCTAAGACTCGTGTCTCTATTTCTTTGGCTGGTTCTCGAGCGCGGGACATAACGCCACTGTTTTCTATCAAGGTGGAAAGCCCAAAGGGTTCACCTGGTTACATGGCTGCTGAGGTTGCCGGTAATCCGAACGCGCGAACGCGCAAGTCTATTGTGTCTCGCACGAAGTGGGGCGGTTCTCAGGCTGGTGGCCCACAGGGTCAATATTTGATTGCGCGCATGGTGCAGAAGTTCGGCCCGTTGAAGGGTAAGGGCGGTAACCGTATTGCGTGGAAGTATTTTTGGGAGCAACGGGTTTTGTTGAACCGGGCGGCGTCGATGGTCATTGACAAGTTTGAGCGCAAGATAACGAATGAGATGGATCGCTAATGCCTATCAGTCTTAATATTCTCTCGAAGTTTGATGCTAAGGGTATCGGCCAAGCACAAACGGGTTTGGACAAGCTCGGCAAGGCTGCGGGTGGTTTTGCGGCTGCTGGTGTTGCGGCGTTTGCTGTTGCGGCTGCGGGTGCGGCTGCGTTTGGTTATCAGGCGTTGAGGGCTGCCGCTGAGAGTGAGTCTGTGTCTAAGTCTTTGCAACAGATTGCGAAGAACTCGGGTGTCTTTGGTGATACTGCTGCTGCGGTTGAGAAGTCAACCAAAGAAATCATGGACTACACGCAAAGCCTGTCTAACCTGGTTGGCATTGACGATGAGATTTTGAACTCGATTGTTCGTGGCTGGTTGGCTGTTCCGGAACTTGCGGGTAAGGGTGTTGACGGGCTGAAAGACCTGGTGAAGGTTGTTGCGGATGTGGCCGCCGGTACGGGCCGTGACGTGGCCGCAGTGGGCATGATTTTCACCCGCGTCGCCGGTGATGAGGAAACGGCGATGAGCAAACTTGCTCGCGCCGGAATCGTTTTGTCGAATGCTCAGAAGCAAATTTATGAGGACACTCTTGCTTCTAGTGGCGAGATTGCGGCGCAGGACAAGCTGATTGAGATTCTGGGTACGACTTACGCGGGTGCTGCGGAGGCTGCCGCTGATCCGTTTGCGGTGCTCGAGCAGAATATCCAGAATTTGCAGGAGACGGTGGGTGTTCACCTTCTTGATGCGTTCAATAAGTTTGTGGACAAGTTGCAGGAGTTCATTGCTAAGCATGGCCCTGATTTGGAGAAGGCTTTTGAGAAGGTTGGCGAGTTTGCGATGGGTCTTGTTGAGGCGTTCTTTGACTTCTCAGGTTGGGTTGCGGATAACCCTAACATTTGGAATGGCATTGTTGCGGGTATCGGTGCTATCACGGCTGCAATGCTTGTTTTGAACGGTGTGATGGCGGCTAATCCTATTGGGTTGGTGATGCTCGGTATCGCTGCAATCATTGCGGGTACGGTTTTTATTGTGGCTAACTGGAATAAGGTAATTGCTTCTTGGGTTGGCGGTTTTCAGGTTTTGTTTGGCGCAACCCTCATCTCCGTTGAGGGTTTCGTCAACGGCATTATTGACGGGATTAATACTGTTATTGGTCTTTTGAATAATCTGGGTATCGCTATTGGCGAAGTTGGCAAAGTGGATTTTGGCGGAAACGCAGTTGTCGCTCAAGGCATTAACAGAATGGATACGCAAGGCTTGGGGAATCCTACGGGGCAAAGGTTGCCTTCGGGTTACGCTAACAGTGCGTTTGCAAATATGCCTCGGTTTGCTGCGGGTGGCATTGTGACGGGGCCGATGGTCGGGCTTGTGGGCGAGGCTGGGCCGGAGGCGATTATTCCCCTTGACCGTTTAGGCAAGATGGGTGGCGGCACGACCAACCACTACACAATAAACGTGTCGGCCATGAACGCTGATGCTCGTGTTGGTGAACTTGTTGTTTCAGCAATCAAACGGTACGAGCGTTCCAACGGCCCAGTGTTTGTGAGTGCGTGATGATAAACCTACGTTTCAGAGTGGATTTGGAAAGCAACGCCGGGTTCACCCTTGACACTGATGAGCTTGACGGTTTGGTTGGGTTGGGCTTTCTGCAAGTTCCGGTGACTAACGAGGTGCGGTCTGTTTCGTGGAAGCGTGGCCGTAACTCTCAGTTGGATGGTTTCAGCGCGGGTACTTGTACGGTTGTTTTTGACAACCGTAATAGGCAACTTGATCCGAGTTATCCGGGGTCGCTTTTCTTTGATCAGCTTTATCCTGGTCGCGCGATTACGGTGACGGCGTTGCAAGATTATGATGATTGGCCTGACCCTGATTTTTTTGCTACGAGTGTTTTTTCGGGTTACACCGAGTCGTGGTCGTATGATTACACGATTGACGGTGACGCTACGGCGACGGTTGTTATTACTGACGCGTTTTCGCGGTTGTCTAAAATTCCGATTGTTTCT